GCGGGAGGATGTTGTCAAACTTATCAAACTTGCGTATGGCGTTGGCAACTGAATCCGCCATCCTCATGGTATCAAGTCCGCCCCCTTCCTTGCCTTCAACACGGGCGGCATATCCCGGAAGGAGGGCGTAAACCATGTCCGAAACTTTATCTGCGGACTTCTCCATGTCCTTCTGCTGCTTGTCCCTATACTTCTTGGTTATCTGGATGGGAGTCATTCTATCAAGCTCCCTCTTGCTGCCTCCGATATACCTACGCATATGACCCATGCTTGTCTCATCAATCCCAGCAGCTTCAGTTTCAGCCTTCTGCTTGGTTTCGTAGCGGTCGGGTGGTTTATAATCCTGCGCCCTCTTTGCTATCGCAGCAGCATCCTTCTCGTTGGGCGCACCCTTAGACATCTCTATATTCACAGCATCCTTGGCAGCATCCTTGGCGGCAACCTCTGCCTCCTGTGCTGCCTCCTGTGTCTGCCTAAGCACCTCTTCCGTTACGCCACCTGCCCTGCCTTGTGCGTCAATGGCGTCAAAGAATTTGCCCACATCCACATCTACAATACTATCCATTATGTCTCGGCTTATGCCGTGTGTCGTAGCTTTGTGGAATGGTGCTTTCCGCGACTCGGTAATAGTTTCCGTATCGGTTACAACATCTCCGGGAGCAGCTCCAGCACCACCCGCCAGTGCGCCAATCATCGGGTCGACAGGAAGTTTGGGAGGCTCGACTTTCTTGGTTCTGACCTTAGACGAATCATCCCCAACGGAGGTAACCTCCTCCAGAGTTCCCTCCTTCCTTTGGAGTTCCAGCCAAGTCAGATAGCTCTTAGCCGCAGCTATAGTTGGGTCAGCATCAAGCCCCATGTGCCGTATGACAGACCTAGTCTTCGGGTCATAAAGGATACTGCCGTCGCCGTTCATCATTGGATGGCCTTCTTTTTGTATCCACATTTTTTTGTTAGCCATCGCATATCTCATGTCAAAGCCCTTATCCTTATACAACTGGGTGATGTACCCCTCAACCTCCATTTCCTGCCTATCGTTTTCAGCAGTCTCAATCTCGTTAACTAATTGCTGACGATTCTCAACATTCGGTTGAGCTAACTGAGTCCTAAGTGCGCTGACCTTTGAGCCAAGGGCATCATATTTCTGCTTATCCTGAGGTCGTCCTTTCCAATGTGCGTTCGTGAGTAGTTCTCTCGCGATCGCCTCAACCCGCCCCTTCTCGGACTCAATGTATTCAAGCGTTTTCATCTCCTCACCAATCAATTCGCCCAAGTATGACGATCTTCCGGTGCGTCCTCCGCGAGATGTGCTTGGACTGCCAAGCCGTGTGAGCTGCCCGTCGAGGCGCATCATCTCTTGCTCAACACCCAGACTTTTAAGTTTAATCTCCTTTAACTTTTCCGGGGATGCACCAATCACCTCGCGAGCAAGGTCAGCTATCTCGACGTCGAGTTCCATCATCCTATCCTTTGCTGCGGTTGACTCTTCTATGTCTTTCTGTGCTTGCTTAAATTTAGATTTATCCTTTCTAAGGCCGAGTTGGCTTGTCTTCAGGTCTAGCTCATGCTTCCGCTGCGCCCTCATGTCGTCTAAAGAGTCAAAGTAGAACTTATCAGAAGCTGCCGCATCCAGCCTGTTTTCAGTTCTATCGAACTGGCGTTTTTCCATCCTCTGCTGCTTCCGCAGCCTACCTTCAGTTGCCTTAAACTGACGCTTGTCTATCTTCTGCTGCTTCTCCAGCCTGTCCTCTGACTGCTGCGCTATGTCAAGCTGCTTGGCACCTTGGTTGGCGCGAATGATGTTTGAGTGAATACTATTCCAATTCTCTAGTCCTGCTTCAAATCCAGTCATAATTAACTCCTATCCTACCATGTCCCAGTTAGTGCCTTGCCAGCAGACTTCCCGAAGGACTTGTCCATCAGCATTCCGCCAACGCCTCCACCCAGTGCAGTCATACCCATGCCAGCTATTCCGCCCAGTATGTTCCCGAACGGGTCACTCTGCTGTATCTTAGCCATCTGTGCGCTATAGTTCAGTCCCGCCCCATACATCTGTGCCTGACTGCCATACATACTTGAGGCAAACTGTGCGCCTTGCGCCCCAGCATTCGGATTGATGCCCAGCCCCAACTGCAAGCCTGAAGGCGAGAACGGTGCAGCACCCTGCTGTGCTCCTGCTGCCTGCCCGAACTGGGCTGTCTGTGGCATCCCTGTGTATGCCCTAGCCATGTTCATACGCTGAGTCAGGAGGTTGCGCCCCACCCCAAACTGCTGAAAGGCTTCACCGATTGCAGGTGCATCACCCAGCATCGGGCCGCCACGTGCAGCGGAAGCCTTTCGGAATGATTGCTGCGCGAACCGCTGCTCTTCATCAGTCAACGTCATGCCAGCCTCAAGCTGTTCAAGCGTCTTGTCAGCCAGCTTTTTGCGAACCTCAAAGCCAACAGGGTCGGAGCGTTCAATCTGCGTAAGGGCTTCATCCAGAAAATCCCCCCCAAATTGCCTCTGGATATTCAAGGCCATGTCAGCCATTGCCTCCGATGAATCGCGCCGAGCCTGAAGTTCAACTACCTGCTGGTCTATATCTCCTATACCGGAAAAGTCGTAGGCAACAGACTTGCCTCCAACAGTGACTTCACCAGCCCGACCCATCTTGGCAGCAGCTTCAATCTCCTTGCGAGCAGGTAGAGATTCTATATCAGCAAAGATGGCGGCCTGATTGGCCGCAGCATAATCGGGTGGCGGTGGTGGCGGTGGTGGCGGTGGTGGCGGTGCTGCCCCACCTCCACAAACCGCATCTGTCGCTGCCCAATACCTGTCCCGATAAGACGAGACTAAAGCCTTGGCCTTACTTAAACATTCAAGATACATCTGGCTCATATTGTTTTCTCCCGTTAAGTCGTTCCAGAAACTTTGTTCCATACTCCCTCATTCTACCGTTACGTTTGGCAAGTAGCTTGAGATTTCTCCAGCCGGGACACCTTTCAGACAGTCCATCGACAAGAGTTGGTAGTATATTCCGCTTAGAACATATAACGTCTGAGATATAGAAGCAGTCCCCTTCATCCTTCCACACCGACCAATGCCTATCCAAGTCGATTTCATTACATCGCCATCCAATTCCAACACCGACCAAGTAGCCATCGTCTTCGACAACGAATACACTTCCATTTGTGTTGTAGTAGTTGATGTGTACTTCCAGTAAATCACGCGGCCATCCTCCGAAACACAGCCCTCTGGTGTCGTTTCTAACACAGAAGTCAGCCACTTCAGCCACCTTGAATCTTTTAGTCTCGCTTCCATTCATGCGGTCTTCTCAATGGTCAATGAATTGATGAAGGCACTGGCCTTTATGCTCCGCAGACTCAACTTACCGCTGGAAGACTTTACCTTAAACTGTAATTCATCGAACTCCCCGGTAGGAATCATATTGTAAGCCCTGTTAATCGGCTCGATGGTGGGAAGCGTGAACTGAAGGGTGACGGGCAGGGTTATTCCTGTAAGCCTTGTGTCGATATTGCCTGCATGGATAACCAGCTCAGTCTTGGAGTTCACAACCGAGCGCACTTCAGCGCAGTGACAGCCTGCACCGGAAGGGGACAACTCAAACTCAACACTGTTGCCCAGCTTCGGTGAAAAGAAGTCTCCAAACGTAAGCCCACGGGTAATGATGTGTGAATCTATATCCGTGCCGTTGTCCTGAAATGTTGCAGTGACTTCATTTAACTCAGCCGCATAATCAAGCCAAGTCAGCACATCCCCTGAGTTATCCCCGAAGGCCAGCTTGGGAACCCCACTGAATGCGGAAACCGTAAAGGCTCTCGGAGTCCATCCAACCCAATACCCAGCCCAAGTCTTGGTCACGGTATTAAAAACCAAAACATAATCAGGGTAGGTCGATGAGTCCAGCGGGACTGCAAGTATGTACCTGTTCCCCCAGAACTTGGCGCAAGCCGTGTCTGCTGCGCTCCAGTTTATCCTGTCTATCAGGTCATCTATAGGCGGGGATATAGGCTCAGACACAGAACTCTGTGCGCCAGCCAGAATGGTGCGGACAGTCCTGACGCCATCACGAGCCAAGAAGAACACATCGGAACCTGCTTGGGCAATGGTGCGATGAGCGACACAGCCAACAGTGTTGTCGATGCGATTTATCGCCCAGTTCCCTACGTTAGTGGCAGGGTTGGCATCAATCACATGGATGCTATGTTCCTTGAACACCAGTATGTTATGGTTATACCAGCTAATAATCCCGGTAATAGGGTCGCCCTCGCCACCGCCGACCCTGAAGCTGTCGGCAGCAGCCCAAGTCCCCCCGTCAAGAATATCACTCGCCTCCACCTCATCATCGCTCGTCGTCGTGTTGGCGGCAATCAATCTGCCTGTATGAGCAATCAGGAACTTACACTTGGGCGGGTCTGTGCTGCCACCGCTTCCCTCATCAGTGAAGGTGGATGTGCTTAATGAGTGGACATTGCCGTTGCCCCCGTCAGTAAAGTAAACCTTGTCAACCAACTGGGCCATCTCCACGTTCGCGGAACTGTTGGGGGTGTACCCCGTTATCTCAGCCCAAGCACCGCCAGTAGATTGGTAAACCTTACCATCGGAAACAGCCAGTAGCTTCTCGAAAGTGGGTGTGTCGTAGTAGCCAATCCCCTGTATTGGGTTGGTCAGGGTTGCCCCGATAATCTCTGTTCCTCTGCGGGTAATGATGGAGCCAAACCTGTCGATGTCCATGTTCTTGGCCTCGGAATACTGCTCCTGCTTGAGCAGGTTGGCCCTTACGCTGCTGACCTGTCCGCCAACGAATGTTCCGCACAGGTCGTACTGCAACGGGTCATCTGCTCCATCATTAAAGAATACAGGCATTATTCAAAGTCTCCACCACTCCAGTGGCTTGCTACCTGCGGAATAATCTTTGTCACCCTTCCGCTCTGGTGGTTCTCCATGTCCCTCATTACGGCCAGATGGTTCCCGGCCTCAGTGTACTTCACCTGCGCCTTGCCGTACTGACGCATATGCTCCAAAATGTCACCCTCCACAAACGACAGAAGGGCATTCTCGATGCCGTTAATCTTCGGTTCCCCGTCGTCCGCTAGGGTTGGAAGAATATCTGTGTCCGTGGAGGATGATGTTGTCCATGTGTTACCATCAGACGTTATCTTCTGTTTGCCGAGAACAAGAAGAGACTTCTCCTTATCTGGTTTTCTCAGCAGTTTTATCTTTGCGTTACCACTCGCATCCCTTGGCGGCACGATAAAGTTTGTCACTGTGCCGGAATCATTGAACAGTGTAGGGTCAATCTGAAACACAGCTTGGTAGTCTATTGGAACAATCTCCAAGTCATTCCATCGGGCGGACACTGGCAGGTCAACGGTAGCATTCAGGGTTACTTCCTCGGTATCAACAGCCACGGTATAAGTTGTAACCGCAAGAGTCTCCCGCCACAGGGTGGAGTCCCATATCATCTCGTATCGCCTGTCGATGAAGTTCTTCATAATGGCGATACTGGCTGCGTCGGTCTTCTGAACCTTGGTTGCCACAAATTGCGCTAACGCTGCTTTTTTCATGTTTTAATGATATACTGCACCACAAGATAGGGTTGCAGGTTGTTGTGTGCGCTGGAAGCATCTGCCTCATCTGAGGCACTTGTTATAGAGGAACTTCCACTGCTTCCGGAACCGGCAAGGGAACTGCCGCCGGGGTATTTCCAGACATTTGGAAGAGCGTGTGTGTGTTCCGACGTACCACTTTCCGCACCAGTCAACAGGTGCGTCTCCGCGCCACTACTTGCGCCGAGCGTATTGTCAGAGGTGATTCTGCCTGCGGAACTGTCCACGCCAGCAGCTACCCTACCCTTGAAGTCAGGCACACTAAATACCGTAGACTCACCAGATTGGTCTGTTACTCCCTCACTGTACGCAGTCCCACCATAGGTATTGCTAATGACAGCGTGGAGCACACGGTAGGTGTACGTGTTCAGGGTTGCAGTGCCATCACAAAGCAACCATCCTGTCGGAGCTGCTGCGGCTCCGAATTGGATTATTGCCCCCGCAGGGACGACACCAAGGCCGCTCACCAACATGGCTTCAGTTATGCTTCCATCGGCAGGAACGCCCGTGGAAGCAGCAGTAATCCTGCCCTGACCATCCACAGTTATGTCAGCCGTGGTATAGGCAGCGGCGGCTACGGTAGTATCGGCCAGCTTGGCAGCAGTTACCGCATCATCTGCAATCTTGACAGAAGTTACCGCTGACGATGCCAGCTCAGAGGCACCCACAACACCGTCATTGAGGGCAGCATTATCGACAATGTTATTTAGCTTCGTGTGAGTTACTTCTTCACCGTCAGCAAACGTGTGGCCCTTGGTAATGTCTGGCATTTTCTACTCCTTTTTCTTGGCTACGGCAGACCATATCACGCCAGCAATGGCGATGATGGCACCGATAGCCATTTCCAAATCTGCTTGACCGAGAACGCCCTTGGTTACAAGTGCGCCACCGCCAGCGGTTAATAAGTGTCTCACGATGCCGTTAAGCACCGTATCCTGTGTCTTGGTTAATTTCTTAGTTGGCATTATTTTTTCCTTGGTTGCTTGGGTTTTCTATACGCTACCTTCACTCCCCGGCTTTCCAGCTTCTTTGCCTGAGCCATTCCTTTTTTTCCGTAGCTCAGTTCTCTCTTTTTCCCCGTCTTCGGGTCTGTGTATTTTGGCACTTTTATTCTCCTTTTCAGTTGTTTCTTCTCCGGTAATGTCCTTCTCAAGGGCATCCAGAATCTTTATTCCCGTCCAGATAATAGTCGCAGTCAACAGGATTATTTTCAAGATAATCTCCAAGTCCGACAGGGTTGCCACCCCGAGGACTGTACCATTCACGCCAACGGTCTTGGTAATCTCTAGTCCATGCTCATTCATTTGCTAGTGCTGCTGCCGCTATTGTCTCCCACTCCAACTCCTCGGCACTCTTGGGCCACTCATAAGCTATCTTCTGGATACCCTCAAAGTCGGCAGCATTAATTGTGGCTTCCAGCTCGTTACTGTAGGCACGGGTAGCTGCCCTGAACTCCACAACATCTTCCGGTATTACTGCACCGGAATCCATCTTCCGTACCACCAGCCAATCAGTGGGTGCCAGTCGGTTCCCGGCGGCCTTCTTACAAGCCACCACGGCCTTAGCCTTTAGCCCATCCAAGTCGCGCTCGGTTACTGTCCAGTCGCCGCGCTTGCCTCGGACATCATAGTAGAGTTCGTTCTTCTTTGGGCGGTCATCGTTGACCCACTCGATGCCGATGGCTGCTTTTTCATCGTCGCTGGAGAGTTGTAGCCAGTTGCGCGGATACTGAACCCCGTCCTTAGTGAAGCCGCGCTTTGGGACTTCCAGTTCTGTCGCTGTGAATAGATATGGCATAATGTTACCTCGCTGTTGCGTATTTGAATGGTAGCTCGGCTACGGCATAATAGACGTAAGTGTAGGCACTACCTGAGTAATTCTGTCCAGTCCAAGTGTTCCTGATTTTGAAGCCGTTAGAGAGTAGGTCTTTGCCAACCGCAGTATACTCGGCAACGACGTTTTCCAACTGGAGATACTTGGTGGCCTCATTGTAAGTGTCTCTGGCGGTATCCTGAGTATACCAAGCTTCGCCAGCGGCTGTTATCAACTTTATCCAAACGAAGGCTGGACGGAATCCACAGAAAATAAAATTGCCACCAATGACCTGATTCCCAACGTAGCTCCCTATCTTCGAGTGGCCTTCAATGCTGCGGAAGCAGTAGGCGATGTAGTCTGAGGCACTGGAGTTTAAGCTGCCATCTCCTCCCATACCTCCTGTTGTATCTGAAACATAAAAGTTAGTGGCATTAAAGGCCGTTGAACCCCATTCCCCGTTATGTGTTGTTTCTGCTGCCGTTGTATCTAGGTACAATCCGTTACCGCTACCCAAGTCCTTATGCCACACAGGCCACGAAGCGTCGTTGCTTCTATCTTTCGCAATAATCAATTCAGGAACACCCCCTAGCTCGTGAGCAACGGCTGTATCAGGATATTCATCGTCCCCTGTCCACTCGACTAGGCTGAAGCCAGTGTCGGTGCCAGCTTTCCAGTTCCAAGCGACGTAATTTACCGTATCAGTATTTAAGTTTGCGTTATCAGTATCGCCTTCGGTAGTGAAGCCAGTGGAAATGAAAGTACGAACATCACCTTCTTCGTCATCTTCAACTGCTTCACTACTGGAGTCACTAGATAGGACGTTATTACCCCCTCGTACTGAATCCGCTAATCTGTGTGAGGCACTACTTAGCGACTTCGCCCAAACTAAATCTGGCTGAAACCCTACTGTATGTGTTTCTGGGTTATCGTCATCTCCAGTCCATACGATTGTTTTAAACACAGGAGTCGCCGCATTGTTCAAGTCGGGGTCGGGTAGGTTGGCGGTGCAGAGGGCGAGGAAGCCTGACGGTGGTTCGTGTATGAACGAGCCGACACCTCCTTCGTCCGTGTAAGTCGTGGAGGGTGATTCATTTCCACAAAAAGTAGGGTCTTGGCCGAAGTTCGACTGAATCGTCCAGCCGCTAGTAGCATCGTTACCGCAGCAGAAGCCCCATTCACTTGCGACAGACTTTAGGTCAAAACTAGAGTTCAGTGTTTCCCCACTGTCAAAGTCGCCACCACCAAAAGAAT